TTGGCTGAACAATGGAGAGAGCGTCTCCTGCGGGAGTTGAACTCGGACTACTACGTGTCGCCCACGGCGGTATCGTTTCAGTATCTGACCAGGGCGTTCATCGAGAACCGGGAACAGACCAAAGGGGTCAAACCCAGCACCCTGCATGAATACCGCAAGATGTTCTCGATGTGGGACCGTCTGTGCGGCCAGCCCCTGTCCACGTCGCTCAACCACAAGATGGTTGAGAAGTACGTGAGGGCAAGGCGGCAGGACGGAGCAGCCGGAGCCACGATCAACAAGGACCTGCGAATCCTCAAGACCCTCGTCACATGGGGAACCAAGGAACATCTGGTGTCGTCCCAGGCCCATAAGATTCGTTGGGAGGACCTGTACCAAAAGATCGAAAGCCATCAGCCCCAGGTGCTCTCCGTCGAGGGATGGGGAGCGTTACTGTATCATGCGAACCGAATCTATGGGTGGGACTGGGTGATTCGGATATTGCTGGCGGTGGGAACAGGACTCCGGCAGCAAGACGTAGAGCGATTGCAGATTACAGACCTCCGGTATGACCTCAAGGGCATCGCAACCCGATCCGTAAAGACCGGGAAGGAAATGCCCTTGAGGCCCCTTCACCCATTCCTCCTTGAACAGTTGAAGGTGTATACCGAAGACCGTGCGGAAGGCCGCATACTCCGAGACACCTATCACCGCAACAAGTGGTTGCGGATCATCGAAGCGGCGAACCTGCCTGGGTTCAAATACCACAGCCTCCGAGCTTGCAGCGGGACGTTCATCGCCCTCGCAGGGTATTCAACCAAGGCGGTTCAAGACTGGCTGGAACACTCCACCCCCACCCTCACCGATAAGATCTACCTCAATGTATCCACTCAACGGAGAGACGTGGCGGAATCCATTCCAATGGAAGAAGCGATGGAGACCATGCGGAAACTCCAGTCCCCACCCCACCTCAATCCTGAACATCAGGGTCCTTAAATTCATCCTTCCGTTCGACTCCACTTGCGATGCTTGCCGTCGTTCTCACGGATCAGCAGGTTCTCGTCAAATAGCTCATTCAACGCCCGCCGAATGCGAGATTCCGAGAACCCTTGGTCGGCTCCCAGCTTGTAGAGTTCCATGCTGTCCATCGGGTACCCCGGCTGGATGACCTTCATGCACCATTCCTTGACTTCAGTTCGTTCTTGTCTACCCGCATTGAAATCCGGGTTTTGATGTCTGGCATCCCACATGGTTCGACCAATGTGAATATCGGTGTTGTTGTCTTCATCCGCCACAATGCAATCCACAACTTCAAACCCAATCGGCAAGGGTCTTCGCCCCAGATTGTTCTTGGGGTTTGACAGAATCCCGATGCACGGCTCATGCGAAAGCTCCGTATTTTCTTTGCGTTCGGTTATGGCTTTTTTGTCCGCCGTAACCAGAAGGATGTTCCTGGGGCCGTGGACCCAGGCACAGGACCCGATCACCCTCCCCTGGGCCTCTGCCTCCATGTTCTTGCTCAGGTGTGTCACCAGCAGAATGCAGGAGTTCGTCTCTTTGGCGATAATTTGAAGAGAGGACACAAACTTCTTCACTTCCGCGTTGCTGTTCGCATCGACCCCCTCAAGAAACGAAGTCACCGGGTCGATAATCACCAACGCCGCGTTCTCACACTTCTCCCGCAGCCACAGCATCAACGCGGTGTTCGGCCCCTCTTTCCCAAAAGAATCAAGGGCGGTGGTGGGGATGTAAGTACAGTCCCCGTACTCATCAATCAAGTTCCCTCGAAAAGCCGTGCCGATATGGACATAAGCCATATCTGCGTTGACTGCGGCCAGCCGGGGCTTCAAGACATTGTCTACGTTGTCTTCGGGGTTGAAAATCAGCACATGCCCCGGCTTGCCCAACAGATTCTTGCCGCCGCAGGGGAAATCCACCCCCCTCGACACTCTCGCGGCCAGATCACAGAGGATCGTACTCTTTCCAGTGCCCCCGTCCCCGGCCATCAAACACACGTTTCCCAGCGGCAACCACCCATCCCAAAGCCATTCCGTGGCCCTGGCCTGGATTTCCGCCATGCTTCGGGTGTTCAGGAAATACCCGTACTTAGGGAGGGGGACATTCGGACGATTTGCCATGCTTTTTCTTTCATCCCAGCATCCAAGTTGCTGGAGCCCCGCGATATGAGGGGCGAAGGGTTGAAACTTCCGTGTCTCACATAGGACACATATAACATAAAAGACTTTCGAGGTGTAACTGTTCAAGCCTATTCGCAGATGTTGGTGGGGAATTCCGCAAAAAAACAAGAATTCTTCGGGCACCCTCGGATTTTGCTTGTACACTCCGCCAGAAAAGTCTATATACACTATATGCAGTTTGAACCCATGACAAAGTCCACGTTGAACATGTTGACTGCCGCCGACAAAACCGTCGTAGGCAATACGGTTTGTCTCGTTCCCCTGGACCGAGCGGCCAAGTTCTTTCCCGGTTACGGGAAGGCGACGCTGTCCCGGCTCCTCAGACTGCTCAAGGTGCCGATCTTTTACGACAAGACGGGTGCCCGCTTCAACCTGTACGCCCTGGAAGAGGTCCTTCACTACCTCCTTCGGCCCAGCGGCCCCGGATTCGCGGCCCCCGGCAGCAAGTTCAAGGGGCACCAGATGCACCATGATAACGACCGCCACTGCGTTAAGGTGGAGGTCTCGATTCAAGACCTTGAAGCGATGTCCTCTCCGGAGGTACAACGCTCCCGTAAGTCCACAGGCTTGAACGCCATGTCGATCTCTCAGAAGAGACGCCAGGGCCAGAAATGCCGTGAGGAGAAACGGGGACCAGAGGCACCTGTTGTCGCAGGAACATCCTAGTCTTACTCCACTTGCGTCCTCCGGGCCTCTCCCGGAGAGGAGTTCCACCTATTCTGCTGGGAATGCTCTCGCCCCAACGACGCCTCCTGGTCCCCTTTCTCCCCCCGGCATTCCGGGCCTGACTCCTTCCGAGCAGTCCCTTTTGAACTTCGAGTCGGTGGAACGCCTCGCCGCGTTCCTCGATTCCCAGGGGTGGACCCTCGAAGAAGAGATCCAACTCCTCATCGACACAGCCCGCACCGCGCCCACGGAGGCCATCCGTCTCCGTGCCCTGGCCGATCTTCGTAAGGTCCGCCAGGACATCTTGAAGCTCGCCGGAGTGATCGGCGAAGTGAAAGCCACCCGACAAACCCAGGATTCCGAGGGCAACTCCATCCAGGAAAGCGTAGTTGCCTCTCTGATCCGTAAAGGAGGAAACCTTGACCCGGCAAGAACCACAAACCCCAGCCACAGCCCAACCCCCCGCGAACCTGTCCTCCCTTCTTCAGCAGGAGGTCTCGTCCCGCAGGACCCCCAAGCGGACGACGGGGACCCAGAATCCCTTCCCCCTGCCCCCGGCCCAGACCCAGCCGCCATCCCCGGCCTCGCCCGCCGCTCTCACCGCTGACCCGTCCGCCGCATGGATGGCCCCTGTCCGCCATTGGGCTCGCAGGATCGAGGCAGACCTTCTCCCCCGCATCCAATCCCAGATCCACCCTTCCACCGCCGCCGTGGTGATCCGTGAACTGTGCGAGACTCCCCGCCGCGTCGTCCCCGTCCACAATCAATGGCTCACCGGCTCCCAGATCGACCTCCCCTCCCTCGTCGCGGAGAAGGCCCGCTCGACGGAGTACATCATCAGCAAGGCCCGCATCCTGGCCCTGATGCTGGGGGAGAACGTCACCAACACCATGTGGACCGCCACCGTCCTGATTAACCTCGCCCTCCACGACATCCTGCCCACCCTCGTCTCCCGCTAGGCGGGACGGAACTCCCGAACATCAGGGTCCTTGAACATCAGGGTCCTTAGAAAATTCTCATGGGAAGATCGTTGACACAAAAGAGTAAACGGAGGTACAATAGCGATATGGCATTGTCAAACGCCAAACCGAAATTCTTCGGCTCCATCCGGGAGTACGAAGCGTACATGCGGGGAGAGATTCTCCCCACCCAGTCTCCGGAGAAGCCCCGGAAAGCTGGGGATAAAGTGAAACGCAGGTGCAGGTAGATCCATCGACTCTCCAGCCTTGGGAGTACCAACAACTTGAGCCGGACAATGAGCTTTACCCGCTTCCGGCGGAATACATGTCCCTCAGCAAAGAGGGGCAGAAGATCGCACGAGTGGAGGCCGTCTGTCGCCAGCGGACGCCTCTGGAGTTCGTCGCGGCCTGGGACACGTTCCGCCGTCTGTACCTGATGACGACCCCGGCGGGGTTCTTCTACCACAACTTCAAACCCAGCCCTCCCTTCCATTACCAGATGATCTACGACCTGGGGGCCTATGGCCGGAACATGGCGGCGGCTCCTCGCGGGTTCGCCAAGTCCATCGTGATCGGCACCGAGGCCCCTCTGTTCCTGGCCGTCACCCGGCCCAACCTCCGCATCGCCATCTGCATGGCGACCGATGAAATGGTGGAGGCCCGGCTTGCCGCCATCGAGAAACAGCTGGTGGAGAATGAGTATCTGCTCCATGACTTCGGGGCGATGAAGCCCAAGCGGGGCAGCGGCATCTGGAACAAGAAGCGGTTGATGCTGGCCAACGGCAGCATGATCTTCGGCATGAGCGTGACGGGGCGTAAGCGAGGCGGTCGCCCGGACATCCTGATCCTCGACGACCCGGAGTACGACGACCATACGAACAGCGAGACGGCGGGCCTTGTGTCGCGGGAGAAGTTCGAGAACCTCATGTTCCAGCAGATCATCCCCATGTTGGAGCAGGGGTCCGGCATCTTCTGGGTGGGCACGGTCATCGGCAAGCAGAGCTTTCTGTCCTACGCCCTGGGCGACGAGGACAAGCGGTTCCAGTATTGGAACAAGAAGCACTACAAGGCGGGCGACCCGGACGCCCAGGACCCCGCCAAGCGGGAGTTGCTGTGGGAATCGAATTGGGACACCGAGGCTCTGCGTATCCGCAAGGCGGAGATCGGGCCGGAGGCGTTCGCCAGGGAGTATCAGAATGAAGTGGGATCGGGAGCCGACAAGTCTTTCACGCTGGACCCCAAGAAGAATTATTACTTGGTGGAGGACCCCGATGAAATCTACATGTCGGAACCGTTACGAAGCCCCACCAAGATCCGGACCAACATCCTCCAGCCCGACAAAAACTGGGCGTGGGTGAAGACCGACTTCGAGGCCCGCCAGTTGTTCAACCAACTGTACGTGGTCGTCACGGTGGATTCCGCCAAGACGGTCACGCGCCACAGTGATTACAGCTGCGTGTGCGTCTCCGGCTTCGACTCCTCGAACTGCCTATGGATTCTGGACATGTGGCTGGGCCGCTGTCCCAAGGAGCAGCTGCTGGGGCACATCTTCCGCCTGGGGTTCAAGTGGGGAGCCCGCGTCATCGGGGTCGAGAGTTGCAGTACCCAGATCGAATTGTACGATTCGTGCAAGACGATGATGGAGGAGAAGAAAATCTGCGGTTGGGCACCCCGCGTCATGCCGGTGGACTACACCGAGACGAAGGATCGGACCAAGAAAGGCCAGCGGATCGCTACCCTGGAGTGGAGATTTTCTCGGGGCAAGATCAAGATTCCGGCCAATTGGCTCAGTGAGTGGCCTTGGAAAGAGTTGATCGCAGAGATCAACGATTTCACGTATGACCTGGGAATGCTGGCACACGACGACGCGATTGATACGGTTGCCATGACGCACTACGTCGTACACGGCCAGGGCAACAACGAACCTCCCCCGCCGCCCCGTCAGACCCTGTCCCAACAGATCGAGACGGGTGACTTGTGGGTTGCGGGCGGGGTGCCCCGCCTCAGCGCGTTCAACGCCAACGAACTGTCGATGGACATTCTGGAGGCCATCGTTCGTCGGGCTTACCATACAGGCCATAACGGGCACTTCGCTCCGGCGATGGCCCGCAAACCCTACATTGTGCCGCGTCCCCACAGAATCCGGGACGCACGAGGATACCCTTATGGAACAACCAATGGTGTGGATCTGGTTAGCGTTGGCGGTCGGATTGTGCCTCGCGCTTCTGGTGCTGGTGCGAACCGTCAACATCCTAACCTCGCTTCTGCGTTCGTCCGTCAAAGCCTTGAATGACGTGCAGCTGGCGACCTACGCCGCCAAGCTCAGTGCGGAGATTTCCCCGACGATGGGGCCTGCCATTCTCCAGCAACTCCGCGCCCGCGAGTCCCTGGAGAAGCTGGGGGGCCTCGCCGCCGTCCAGCATCAGTCCCCTGGAACATCAGGGTCCTTAAAACAATCGGAGTTGACGCCTCCCCCCATGCCGGGGTTGAGGGTGACGGAATCCCGCAGGCCGCAGGCTTTGAAGGATGGGGGTGAGTGATGGCATACGAAGTAGAACTACCGAAGGACACCGAGCAACTGGAGGCCGTGGTCAACAACCTTGTGGAGGTTGGAGAGCAGGACCGTTCGGTGAAGGAAGTGCATTGGTGGTATATCCATCACTATCTGCATGGGGCGAGGAAGTTCGCCGGGGCCGACTTCACCAACGGGACGCTGGACGTGGACTACGCCAACGAAGACGGACTGATTCAGTTCCGGTATGAGGACGTGGTGAGCAAGTTCCAGGCGCAGGTGGGCCGGATGCTCCAGATGGACCTCAATCCCCGCGTGCGGAGAAAGAGCATCGGCCTGGAGGACATGAGGAACGCCACCCTTGCGAACATTGCGCTGCGGGCGGCGATGCCCCCCTCGAAGGTCAAGAGGATGCACATGGCCGCGTGCCCTCCGTTCCTGAAGTATGGGTGCGTGGGGTTCGCCGTGTGGAACGACCAGGAGCAGGTGGGCATTGATCTGGTGATGCCGTGGGAACTGGTTCCGGTTCCGTCACGGCCCCTGGAGTCTTCCGAAGAGCGGGGGTTGGCCAGGGTGCGGTGGGTGCCGAAAGAGTGGGTCAAGGGCTTACCGTATGTGGGCCGAAGCGTCAAATGGACCGGGATGGAGGAGATGGAAATGCCCGCCGGGGAACTGCCGGATGACGCCAGCGGTCGCTTCGCGACGTTCGGAGGTTCCGGGAGTACGGGAAACGCCCGGCTGGAGAAGCATTGGCGGGGAGGGGCCGGGGCGAAAAAGGATAAGACCAAGGTGCCTGTGGTGCGTTTCGTCGAGTTGTGGACGTGGACGCAGGATGGTTACGTAAAGGAGTACGTGGTCATGGCCGGGGGCAAGCTGGTGTACCGTAAGGAATACACCGATGTCCGGATGCCGATGCCTCTGCGGGTGGCGGTGGACATCCCAACCGGCGGATTCTACGGGCGGGGGTTCCTCAGCACCGTCATTCCGATGAATGCCGAAATGGAGTATTCCCTGGGGCGTCTGTTCACCAACGTGCAGGATTTCGACACCTATGGGCTGCTGTGCCTGCCGACGACCCTGGGCATCCCCCCGGAAGTGATCCGGAGTTCCGATGGGACCAAGAGGATTGTGTACGCCCCGGATTACACGGTTCCCGATCTCAAGCCGTTTAACATTGAACCGGCGAACGCCGGGACGCTCCCTGCCGAGACCATCAAGCTGGGGGCGGAATTGAACAATCGGATTGCCAACCAGCCCACGGAAATGCTGGGGGGAGGGGCACCGGGCCGTGTGGACTCTCAGTCGGGGCTGGGCTTCCTTTACGAAGTGAGCAACACCCCGTTGACGCCTTCGGTCATCAGCCTCGCGGCGGCGATTTCCGGTTGCTATGAGGCGATTCTGGCCCTGCTGCCGACGATCTGGGGGCCGGAAAAGGCGGTGGAAGTGGCGGTATTGGACGACGCGATGGCGGGTGTCCAGCTTGATCCGTCCACCGGCACCGTGTCTTTGAACACCGGTCTGAATTCCCTGCCGCATCCCGATACGGTGGATATTTCGGTGGAGTCGATGATGCCCCGTTCCAAGGAGCAGGAGAAGGTAGAGCTTCAGAATGCCCTGGCCCAGGGGATCATCGACGTGACGGAGTATCGGATCGAGGTCCGTAAGCGGGATCTGGGGCTTCCTGTCGGCAGTGAAGCGGAGTGGCAAAACTGGCGGCGGGCCGTGATGAACAACATCATCTTGTTCGGAGACGGGCAGACGCCGGGGCAGGTGGAGGTAAACGACCATGATCTCCATGAAATACACATCCGGGTTATTACTGCCTTTATGGCCCGGCCAGAGTTCTATGCGGCGTCGCCGCAAGTGCGTCAGAAATTCACCGATTTGCTGCTCGCTCGCCAGGATCGTTTGGCGGGGTTCCCGGAGCAGCTTCCGTACCCCGAAGAAGGGGCTATTGAGCAGGAAGCCATGAACCGGATGAACCCCGGCATGGGTCCAGGAGTCATGTGATGAATGCAGTTCAGATGTTGAAACAGAGTACCGTGATCGGGGATCGGGTGTTCCTCCAGCAGGTGGACGCCGAAACGAAAACGACCGGCGGCATTGTGATCCCCGAAGTTGCCGCCAAGAAACCGCTCCAGGGCATCGTGCTCAAGAGCAATGTCAAGGAAATCCCTGAAGGCCGTCAGGTCCTGTACAGCCCCTTCGCCGGGGTCCCCGTCGTCGTAGGCGGGCAGGTCTTCATGGCCTTCGACCCCCAGGACATCATCCTGGTTCTCCCGGAGGATAAGTAATGGCTGAACCGAATCAGACGAACAACGACGCAGGAAAACCCCAGGGCGACGGCGACCCGGCGTTGACGGTGTTGAACGTGGGGGACGGCAAGACCCTGTCCGTCACCCAGGACGAGCTTGTGGCCCTGGCGACCAAGAGCGCAGGGGCCGACCGCAAGTTCCAGGAAGCCGCCGAGCTTCGCAAGCAGTACGAGGGATTGGACGCGGAGAAGGCCCGCAAAGGCATGTCCGTCATGTCCCTCGCCGAGAAGATCAGCAGCGGCACCGCTTCCGAGGTCGAAGCCGCCGAATTCCTCAAGGCCATCAACCTGGACCCCGCCGTTCTGGAGGGCGAACCGACCGGCCGGAAGAATCAGGACCGCCAGCCTCCGAAAAAGGTGACGGTGGACGATCTGGACGACCGGCTCAAGGCCATCCTCTCGGAGAACGAAGAGGCGGCGGTGAAGAGGACGGAGGAACAAATCAAGGAAAATGTGAGGAATTTTGTTGACAAAGACCCTCATATCAGTAAAATCAGATCTGTTGTTCCAGAAAGCAAGAAACAGGCTTTCGACAACGTGATCTATGACATGGCGATAGAGGATACGCTGGGCCGGGTATACGGCGGTCAACGGATGGGGCCTGAGATGCTCACTTTGGTCGTACAGAGGTTACGAAACCGAGTGGACAATCTGGGAATCCCCGCCGAGATCAAGGACCTGCCGCTCTCTCAATCCATTCGTGGATTGGAGCACATGGCCAGCGTGATTGGTTCCCATGAGCCGATCAAACGAGAGGCCGTTGGAACGGATCGCTATGAGGAGAACGCTATCGAGCGTTTCGCCCAGATGCTGACCCGCCGCCAACGGGCTGGCGCGTAGTAAGCCCAAGAGCTTTTCTCGTGTTAAGGACCCTGATGTTGTGAGTAAAGGGCGGTGAGTTGACCCCGCTCAACTGGAACATCAGGGTCCTTAAACTCCAGAAAAGTAAGCGAACGGAGCTATGCCTCGGGAGATTTGGTAAGCAGAACGAACCTGTGGGATCGTTGGGAGTGTCCCGGCGGTCGGTAGTTTGCTTAACGAATAGCCCAGGAGAAAATGTCTTCCTGGGGGAGGTATAGCCAGATGGCTGTCAATTCGACAACGATTGAAACTTTGGGCAATTTCACCAAGGAGGAGTTGCCTTCGACGATTCAGGAGTCCCTGCCGGAACTGGACCCGGTGTACAACTATATCCAGACGACCAGTCTGGGCGTGCAGCGGAGCCAGATCGGGCGGGATTGGGAAGTGGAGCACCTGTTCGGAACGGGCGTGGCGGGGTTGATTAACAACTCCAACCCGGCTGGCCCGGCGATGCTGGATCGGGCTGAGTTCTATCAGTCTCTGATCCTGAATTCGGCGGACCCCCTGCTGGCTCCGTTCCCGAATGCGGTGGATGCTCCTCACACGTCCAGCTTGCTGCGAATCCTGTCGCTGCACATGGGCGTCGGAAACTTCAGCATTCCAGTGACGTGGCTCCAGGGCGAAGCTCTGGCGTCCAATCAGATCCGGCAGGTGGTGCGGGACATTCAGGCGGTCGGTAAGAACCGTGCGCTCCAGGAGGCGATCAGCTTCTTCATGGAGGACAAGAACTGCATGTGCCAGATCGCGAACTGGACGGTCAACCAGGGCGTGACCACGGCGAATGCCGCGGCGACGTTCACGGTGAAGTTCGGGACGGGGCGGACGCAGTTCTTCAGGGTGGGGCAGATGGTGGACATCCTGGCGGATTCCAACGGCGTGCCGCAGTTTGGGACCGCGACCAACGGTTCGGATCGTCGGAACTACTCGACGAGTTACTACCCCCTCATCATCGCGGACGTGGATTACCTGACGGGCGTCATTACCGTGGCCAGCACCGCGAATGCGGACATTTCCGGCCTGAGCATCGCCAACAATGACTGGGTGATTCTGAGGGACAACCATTCGGCTGCGACGCGGGAAATGCGGACGTGGGGCCTCAATGACTGGATCAAGGGCAGCGGCCAGATTCTGGGCGGTTCGGCGACGGTGGGCAACCGTCTGAATCCGGGCCTGGATCTGGACACCCAGAGCCAGTTCAAGAGCAAGGTCGCTGCGGTGAACGCCCCGCTGACCGATGCCGTGCTGAACCAGCATATCGGCGGGTTCCTGGATGCGTATACGGGTGCGAGCCTGGATACCATTCTGACCACGATGGGCGTTCAGTTGAAGTATCTGGAGCAGCCGTCGGTGTACAACAACGTCCAGTTCTGGGATCGCGACGGCAAGGCCCTGGACTACAAGGGCGGTTGGAGCACGGTCGGGTACAGCTTCGGCGGGCGTCAGTTCCGCTGGGTGGTCTCCGGCATGTGCATCAACGGCTACCTGTACGGCCTGAAGCTCAACGGCGGCAACGTGAAGCGGTACATTCCGCCTCGGATCGGCGGGAAGGACCCCCGCATCGGAAGCGAAGTGGAGTTCATCGCTCCGCTGGCCGGTGGAAGCTCGATCTTCAAGCTGGCGCACGCGAGCACCGGCGCGACGATGGCGATGCTGGAGGCTCCCTTCATGGAGTACGTGCTGGTGGCTCCGATGGATGTTCGCAGCGTGAAGCTGACGGGCCTCACCGAGACGAGCCTGAACTGATAACCAGAGGACAACTTTGACTCCGGGACCAGGGGTGGGCCTTCGGGCCTGCCTCTGATCCTGGGGAGGAGAATACAATGCAAGTGAGAGATTTGATTCGGCGGTATGGGTTGGAGGTGATTCCCCTGCTGTCGAATCTGCGGTATCAGCGGGCGTTGCCCAACGCGAACGTCTGGTTCGTGGATTCGGGTGCGACGAACGCAATGAATGCCGACGACGGGATTCATGGCATGTCGTGGGAGACCCCCTTCGCCGGGATCGACTACGCGGTCGGATTCTGTACGGCGAACAACGGAGACATCATTCTTGTGGCTCCAGGCCACAATGAGGGTCTGGGCAACGGCGTGTCCATCGACGTGGATGTCGCGGGCGTGACGGTGTTGGGGTTGGGTGTGGGGTCGGAACGGCCCCGGATCGACTTCGACCATGCGGGCGCGTCGTTTGACGTCGGGGCCAGCAACGTGGCCATCTACAATCTCGCGTTCCTGCCGTCGGTGACGACTGTGCCCATCGGCGTGGACGTGGAGGCTGGGGCGACGGATGTTCTGATTCAGGATTGCGTGTTCCTGGCGGGCGAAGATGGCGCGGGCGTAGACGAGTTCGTGCTGTGCATCGACGTGAAAGCCGGGTGCAGCAACCTGAAGGTGAAGGACTGCGAGTTCGTGACCCATGCTTCGGCGGCTCATTCCACCCACGGCATCAAGCTGACGGGTGCGTCGGATCGGGTGTCCATCGTCAACTGCATTCTGCGGGGCACGTTCTCGACCGCCTGCATCGGCGGGGATACGACTCTGAGCACCAACGTCCTGATTCAGGATTGTCTGCTGGCGCCCAAGAACACCGAGCCCGGCATCGAAATGCTGACGGGTACGACCGGCTGCATCGTGCGGTGCTTCGTGCGGTCGGATCTGACGACCATCGCGGCGGCGATTGTGGCCGATGCGATGGCCCGCTTCGAGTGTTACTACTCCGAGACGGGTGCGGAGGCCGGTGTGTTGATCGGCACGCCGTCGGCCAACGACTAATCGGACGGACAGTGAAGAGGCATATGGGGGGAGTCAGGCTATGGCTCCCCCCTTTTCTTAAAGGAGACTGGTGTGATCGGAGTTGCGTGTCCTTACCGGAAAGACAAGCACATCCTCGTGCATCCCCCCTTGGAGTCCTGGTTGCGGCGTACTTTTGCCCGCCGCAAGGAGGGACCCCGCCTGTTCGTGTATTTCAGCCTGGAGAACGGTACGTTCGTTGTGGGGCTGTGGACCGACGGGCGGAAGAATGCGTTCCATGACGTGGTGAACATGGGGCGTTCTCTTCTGAATTTCGGGCTGGACGATGCTCTGCACCTGCGGAGGTTGTTCGGGGAGCCGATGACGGGGGAATCTCTGTCGCAGGCTTCGCGGGAAGAGTACATGCAGCGGCTTCGGAAACTCCAGGATGTCAATGACGCGGAAGCGGATTATTTACGGCATCGGCAGGCACCGAAGATTCAGGTGCATGTGCGGAGAGAGGTATGAAATACATCGAAAAAGTTTTACCGTTGCTGCTCGCCGCCGGGTCGATTGTGTACGCGGCGGGCTGGCAGAGTAACCAGATCCAGGAGTTGAAGCTCAAGACGGACAAGCAGGATACGTGTATCAAGCTGCTGCAAGAGGGGCTCCACAAACTCGACAAGACACAGGGCGAGTTGCTGGTGGAAATGCGGCACTTCAATGAAAACACCACGTCCATGAACACCAAGCTGGAGAAAGTGTTGGATCGTTATGGCCGATGACCTGTACTATACCGAGAGTTTTTTGACGCGGGCAATCGCCGATTTCCGGGAGCAGACGGATGAGCCGTCGGTCAACGCCAAGTACTCCGACGCCCGGATCATCAAGAAGCTGGAGGAGGCATACTCCCTGATCCTGGGCGACCTGAACCGGATCTCCGTCAACCAAGTCGTCGCTCGGTATACCGTGCCCATTGTGGACGGAGTCGAAGCGTACATTTTACCCCCTACGGTTGGCATGGTCTTGGCGATTTATACCGGTACTTCCGGGGGCTATCGCGTCTTTTACCGTAGTTACGGCCGGTTGAACCCCTGCGGACGCGGGGTGTGGCTGGAAGGTCGCACCATCCATGTTCAGCCGGGCGTTCTGGGGGCAGGGGCCGAACTGAAAGTGGAGTATACGCCCAACGCCCCCCGCCTGTGCAACGGGGTCTGTGAAGTGGACGCCGACGCCGTCACCGTGACCATTGCGGCAGAGGACATTCACCAGGGCGTTCTCGACACCCGGCAGAATGCTTACGCGGGATGTACCCTGCGAATCCTGGGGGACACCGATGACGACTTCAACTTCGGGCAGGAGGCGACGATCCAAAGCCATGATCCCGCGACTGGGGTTCTGACCTTGGAGACGCCCCTGAGCCCCAACTATGCGGAGACGACCGGGGAAACCGTATTCGAGATCGCTCCGGCCATCCCGATCCTCATGGATCAGGTGATTCCGATGTTCGCCGCGTACCGCGTGGCCTTGGTCGAAGGGTCCGTCACCCGGAGCAACATGCTCAGGCGGGCCTACTGGGACGCACTCCGCAGCGTCCAACTGGCGGCATTCTACAGCGACCTTCAGAATGCCCCGAACGCTTCTGCCGACAACTTCAACAACCGCCGTTTCCGTGGTCGCTAACCCGGAACATCAGGGTCCTTAAATTATGGCTGATCTGTTTACCGAGGGCGTTGGGGCAAAGATGCCGTCTCCGGCATTGCAGGGGCAGTACCTCCCGAATATGGATGGGTCGCAGCCCATGCAGTTGAACGGGTACAAAGTGCCCTGGGGCGGAGCGGCATTGCTGAACCGGGCGACCATCGCGGCGAACTCCGTCAAGGTGGTGTCGGATGGTACGGTTCAGGCGGTGGCCCAGGACCTTTCGTCCATCATCAGCCCGCTGTCGTCGTACCTCAAGGCGGCGGCGTTGGTTCCGGCCCAGGTGGTTCAGGGGGCACCGGGAGCACCGGGGCCTGCGGGGGCGGTATTCCACTTTGGATCGGGGGGCGTGACCTTTGTGCCGGTTCCTGGGGCCGATGGTGCGGACGGAGTGGATGGCCAGAACGGTACGTCGATTATGTGGATGGGGTCGTACACGGAGCATCCTGCGGACCCGCAGGAGGGATGGGCCTATTACAACTCGGTGTTGCGGAAGAGTTTTGTGTACCATGACGGCGCGTGGTACCAGATGACGGTGGATGGGTTGGACGGAGTGGATGGGGCCGACGGGGTTGCGGGGGCCGACGGAGTCTCGATCACTTGGAAGGGAACCTTCGCGAGTCATCCTGCGAATCCCCAGAATGGGTGGGCGTATTACAATTCCACGGACAAGAAGAGTTACGTGTACCAGAGCGGCACATGGTACCAGATGACGGTGGATGGGGCGAATGGAACGAACGGGGCGGCGGGTGTGGATGGAACCGATGGCCGTTCCATCGTGTGGAAGGGAACGTATGCATCCCACCCTGCGAATCCTGAACACGGTTGGGCGTACTACAACTCTTCCGACAAGAAGAGCTATGTGTATCAGGATGGTTCCTGGTATCAGATGACGGTGGATGGAATTGACGGCGTCAACGGAGCCGATGGGGTGAATGGCCAGGACGGTGTGTCCATCGTGTGGAAAGACTCGTCGGCGACCCCCCCGGCCAATCCTCAGAACGGGTGGGCCTATTACAATACGACGGATCGCAAGAGTTATGTGTACCAGGATGGAAACTGGTACCAAATGACAGTTGATGGAATTGACGGGGCGGACGGGGCCGACGGAGTGGATGGGGCGGACGGTGCGTCTATCGTGTGGCAAAATGCGGCGGCGTCGCATCCCTCCAATCCGGTCAATGGGTGGGCGTATTACAACACCACGGACAAGAAGAGCTATGTGTACCAGGAGGGCGCATGGTTCCAGATGACCGTGGACGGCATCAACGGCATCAATGGCTTGATCGGTGCCGGGATGGAAGTGACGTACCATGATAATCCGGTGTCGTCCCCCCCTGCCCAGCCTGTGGGGGATGGAACCTCCGACGGATGGCATCGGAATCTGACTTCCGCGACCGTATGGATGAGCGTGCGGGTGGCCCGTCAGGACTCTGCGGTGGACCTGAGTACGGGTCTTGTGGGGCATTGGAAGCTCGACGAGAACGCGGCGAACACCACGGTCCTGGACTCCTCCGGGAACGGCAGGCACGGTGTCGCGACCGCCAACACCAATACGTTTGCTACGCCGGGAAAGGTCCGGGGGGCGTTCCAGTTTGTTGCGGTCAACCAGAAGGATATTGAGGTCGCACATCATGCGAGTCTGAGCATTTCCGGCGGTGGGTCCGTGGCCTTCTGGATCAAACGCTCTGCAACGGGTTCCAACCACATTATCGGTAAAGGGTATGGTTGGTCGGTGTTTCTTTCCGGCACCGGGACGGTTGCATCGTATGTGGATGCCGGGACGACTCCGCGTTACTCCTACAGTTCCGCTCTCCCTGTTGGAGAATGGGCGCATGTCATCTGCCATTTCAGTTCGTCCAGCCGCAAAATCTACATCAATGGCGTGGACGCGACATTGACTGAGGCGGTGCGGGTGAACCCCAACGCCAAGACGGATGTGCTGGCCATCGGCAACTGGAGAGTGAATGCTCCGTTTGATTACTGCAATTCGGCGTTGGATGACGTGCGAATCTATAGCCGTGTGCTGACGGACACCGAGGCCCTGGCCCTGTATAACGGAGGGCACGGCACGGAGGAGGGAGCATGGGGTCAACCGGTTCGAGTCCAAGCCCAGGACGGCCTGTCCATTACGTGGAAGGGTGATTCCGCGACGCCCCCTGCCGATCCTGAAGTGAACTGGGTATACCGGGATACGGATAACGGTCGCATTTACATTTGGGACGGCGACGATTGGGATTTGATGACGCTGGATGGGGACGATGGCGTGGACGGCACGGATGGCACCGATGGCCTGAGTGTCTTCATCACGTACCATGACAACCCCGCAGGCAGTCCCCCGGCCACCCCCACAGGAGACGGAACCACAAATGGGTGGCACACGCTGGCTACGGCGGATGCGGTGTGGATCAGTCAGAAGGTGGCGTCTTCGGCTTCTGCTGGAAACTGGGGAGCCCCCATCCGTATCAAAGGCCAGGATGGTCTGTCCATTGTGTGGAAGGGAGAGCTTGCGTCGCCTCCCGCGAACCCCGAAGTCAATTGGGCTTACAAGGACACCGACAACGGAGTGATCTATATTTGGGATGGGGATGACTGGGATGTCATGGCTCAGGACGGCAGCGACGGCCCGGCGGGGACGACAGGCGAAGACGGCCTCAGCGTGTTCATCACGTACCATGACAACCCTGCTTCGAGCCCGCCGTCTCTGCCGACGGGGGATGGAATCAGCGATGGCTGGCATGTGACACCTACCTCCGACGCGGTGTGGATCAGCCAGCGGATTGCGTCGCCAAACCTTCCTTCTTCCCTGAGTACGGGGCTGTTGGGTCATTGGAAACTGAACGATAACGCGGCGAGTACGACCGTATTGGACTCCAGCGGCAATGCTCGCCACGGCACTTCTCAGCAGAATACGGCTGCTTTGACAGCGGCAGGTAAGATAGGGTCTGCTTTGGCTTTCAATGGGTCTAGTGATTTTATCACAGTGCCTCATCATGCAAGCCTTAACCCAGGGACGGGTGCTTTTTCCGGGAGTGCCTGGGTGAAAACATCGGCAACGGGAGTTTCCCAGCGTATTCTGGCGAAACGGGCAACAGTCGCGATTGACTGGTATCTTAATAACGACAGTCGCATTGGGCTTTATGTCCATGACGGCACAACCATTGGAAACTTACTGGTGACTCCAGGGGTTAATGTTCGTGACGGGAATTGGCATCATCTTGTGTTTGTGTTTAATCGGACCAGTTCAACGTATCTTTACGTGGATGGCGTGCAGCAGGCTCCTATGGATTATACTGCGGTTTCCGGGGCTATTTCCCCGACTGCGGACCTGTTGATTGGGCGGTATACCACAAGCTACTGTAATGGGGCTCTTGATGATGTTCGTCTCTACAATCGAGCTTTGTCGGAAACTGAGATTGCTGCTCTGTACAATGATGGCGTTGGCACAGAGGATGGGGCGTGGGGGGTCCCGATTCGGATTAAAGGCCAGGATGGGTTGTCGATTGTCTGGAAAGGAGACTTGGCTTCTCCTCCTGCGAATCCGCAAATCAACTGGGTATACCGAGACACCGATAACGGGAGAATCTACATCTACGATGGAGACGACTGGGATCTCCTGACGATGGACGGGGACGATGGAGTGGATGGAACCGATGGGCATGGGGTGTACATCGTCTATCACAATAACCCTCCCGGCACGCCCCCTGCGACGCCCACCGGAGACGGTACAACCGGGGGGTGGTACACGACCCCGTCTTCCTCTTCCATCTGGATCAGCCAGAAAGTCGCGGCCGATGCGTCTTCGGGGACCTGGGGGACTCCCATCAGGATCAAGGGGCAGGACGGTCTCTCGATTGTTTGGAAGGGGGAATCCGCCGATCCTCCTGCGAACCCGCAGGTGAACTGGGCTTACAAGGATACGGACAATGGGTACGTCTACATCTGGACCGGGTTGGCCTGGGAACTCATGGTGCAGGACGGCGACGATGGAGTCAATGGAACTCCTGGGTCCAACGGCCTGAGCGTCTTTATCACCTACCATGCGAATGCCGCAACGAACCCCCCTTCAACCCCCACAGGGGATGGAACCACAGACGGTTGGCATACGACGCCCACGTCGGCGGACGTGTGGATCAGCCAGAAAGTAGCTGCATCCGCATCCACTGGAACGTGGGGCACTCCTATTCGGATCAAAGGAACAGACGGGCTTTCCATTGTTTGGAAAGGTCAATCAGCGACTCCCCCGGCAAACCCCCAGGTGAACTGGGTGTACTACGATACCGATAACGGCTACATCTACATCTACAACGGCACGGCCTGGGAGTTGATGGTGCAGGACGGTAGTGACGGCACAGACGGGGCCGACGGCACAAACGGACTGAGCGTCTTCATCACATACCACGATAATGCGGCGAACAACCCCCCGGCGACTCCGACGGGGGACGGGACTTCCGGAGGCTGGCATACCAACGCAACCACCAGCGTGGTCTGGATGAGCCAGAAGGTGGCCGCGTCCGCTTCGTCCGGCACTTGGGGGACGCCCATTCGGATCAAGGGCACAGACGGCGTGGATGGAACCGACGGCGTGGATGCCTTCGAGGACGTGGAGATTCCCATGCCCTACGACGGCTGGGAGGGGGCGTTTACAGACAACTCTCCTTCTGCCGGATACGTGTCCTGGACGACCTTCAAAGTCAAGTACATGGGCAACAGCTACACCGTCGCCGCCGGTAACTCCAACCGGGCGTTCCTCTACTGGAACTCCGCGACGCCCACCCAGCTGACGGCGACCAACACCAAGGCCGAAACCATCGGTTACGGTAAGTGGATCGTCTGCAACAACCAGGGCGGTACGGCATACCCCTCCTCTTTCATCAAGATCCTCGGTGCCGGTCATATCAAGGCCAACACCATCGAAGCCGACCATATCGTGGCCAACGCCATCACCACTGCTAAATTGAATACCGCTGCCGTAGAAACAGAGAAGATTGCTGAGGGGGCAGCAACAAGCACAAAAGGTGCGTATACTGCTGGCGAATTGACTTTTACTACATCGGATACAGTGGTTCAAACTGCAAGTAATTTTGTTTCTTCTGGCGGCGTGGCACGAATTATGTTCCAAGCTGACATTAAATCTAACGATGTAGACACTGTTGTCATTACCGTGAAACGAGGATCGACTGTTCTCTTTTCTTTCAACCAGGGGGCAACGACAACTTATGTAACCCGAGTTTATTCTTTCTTGGATCAACCAGGGTCAGGGACGTTTACCTACACATTTGTTGTTAAAGGGGCTTCTTACTCTGGCAAGGTTCAAAAACGATTTCTTTCGGTTCAGGAGGCATTGCGGTGATTATCTACCTTGTATACGATAAATCGACAGGGGAAATTCTAAGAACTTGCACGGCTAGTCGCAGGGATATTGCTTTGAACGATCAAGACGATCAGTGCGGTGTTCTATTTGACCCCGGTCCCGGCGTTCGAGATGATACCCATAAGGTAGTGGTAGCCAATGGACATACTCAAGTGGTCGCCAAGCCATAATCAACTATTCCCTGGAACATCAGGGTCCTTAGTTACAATCGAGGAATGATGCGATGATGCGAACGATTGACTTGTGCCCCTATCCGATTGAAGGGGCGTATATGAACCAGAGTGTGCCGTCCACGAAGGTCCAGCCGCCCTCGATGCCGGAAGTGGTGGGTGTGGATGGACGGTATGCGGGGTGTCTCCGCAAGTTCTTTGGGATGAAGACGGCGGTGAATCTGGCGGGCGTCACCGGGCTGGCGGGGATCGGGGCGTATGCAGGCCCCAGTTTCATCAAGCCGGTGTGTTTTTTGAAGACGGGCACGGCCACGATGGTGCGGGGGTTCCTGGTGCGTTGGGACGCGATTGGGAGCCTGTCCGATCAGGAAGTGGGATTGGCCTGGACGGTGGATAACGGGGCGACATGGGCCTACACGCCCATCTATGGAACCGGCAGCAATATCTCCAGCAGCGTGGACATGGACTGTGACGCCTATAACAACTTCCTGCTGGTCGTGGTGAGCGAGAAGGCGGGCAAGACGGTCTATTGGGATACGGCGGGGTCGGAAATGACGGTGGTGGACATGGGGCCGGGGGACTTCGCTGCGGAGCTTGCGGCCCCGTCTTATGTTTCCGACGCGGTGGACAGCAACTACTATCTTGCCGGGAAGGGAACCTACCAAATTGCGTATCGCCTGTTCAATTCGACAAGGGGAATTTACAGCGGGATCAGTGCCCCGGAGACGGTGACGCTGAACTATTTGAAACTCAGTAAGGCGACCGGGTACATCTACTTCAACAGCGGCGGAGCCCATTCGGGTCTCTTTGCGGATGGGGACACCGTGACGGTGGGCGGTCGGACGTATGAGGCCGACAGCAACTCCAGCGTCGGGGCTGGTAATGTGGCGGTTTCCATTACCGGGCTGACGACGATCCAGCAAATGTGCGCGGCGTTGTCCGATGCGGTGAATGGGGACGCCAGCCAGACGCAGGTGTCGGCCAGGGCGGGCAGTGCCACGGTGACGTTCGAGGCGAAAACCAGGGGCGTCGAGGGCAATCTGATCGCTTTGTCGGTGTCGGAAGTGGGTGCGGGGGCGGCGGACCTTCAAATCAGCAGCGCGTTGCTGACCGGCGGCGGCGAAGAGTTGGAAGGGTCGCCGGATGAATCCTACAAAATCAATGTGTCTTTGCCGGACAATGCGGAAGTCATTACCGATGCGACGTATACGGACGTGGCGGAAATGTTCGACAAGATCGACGTGTACCGCAGCGTCAACCTGGGCGGGGTCCTGGCGACGATGGGGGCGATTCTGTACCGGGAGCAGACGCTCGATCTCCCCGCTTCGGAAGGCGATTGGAACTCGCTGGTGGTTTCTCTGGGGACCATGCAGGACAACGCTTTGATTATGTCGGATTCCTACAACCCGGCGACGGACATCATTACGACCCCCCCTGCTTCCGGGGTCATTTCCCGGTATCAGGGGCGAACGTACGTGGCGTCCGCCGTATCCACGAACGGGGGCCTGGACATCCATCATAGCAGTGCCGCCCATGAGAGTCCGGAGTACTTCAGCACCTTCAACCGTCGCAGGGGCAGTGCGGCGTTGGGGCGAATCCGGCGGTTGATCCAGGCGGGGGACGCTCTTTTTGCCATGTGTCAGACGGGAGTCACCCATGTGTACAAGGCCAGTGTGGACACCCTCCAGTATGTGGACCTGCACCGGGGGCGGGGAATCCCCGGTCAAGGATGTTGTCATGCCGTGGGCAACAGTATCTGTATGGCTACCGAGGGGGGCTTGGTGCTGTTGAACGGCAATGACGGGAATATGGGACAGATTTCGGCGGCGGATCGAGTGTTGCTCCATAGTTGGGCCGGGATTCTATCCTCTGTGACCAGTGGATTTGACTCGGTGATGAACACTTCCTATTTCCTTCAGCCGTTGACGCGGGAGATCCTTTGCGTATTCCACGGCACCCAGGGGGTGGGAATGCTTCAGGGGGCCAACTTCGCCGCCGCCGGGGATGGGTTGGACGTTCTTTCCGGTCACGGATGGCGGTCGTATTTTGTGACGGTCAAGGGCAAGGTGGTGTACCCTGACAACCGGATGCTGGGCAGTGGAACCATGTGGGACCTTTCTTCTTCCCTGACGCTCAATGGAACCGTCACAAGCTCGACCACGACCAGCCTGTCGGACACAGCTGCAACTTTCGGGGCTTCGATGCTGGGAGCATTGGTCTACTTTACCAGCGGCGTCTTGCGGGGCCAGTGCCGTGTCATTACGAATGTCAACGGCACGACGCTGAGTTTCAGCACCGTAACGGTGAAGCCTGCGGTGGGGGACACCTACGCGATCAGTCCGGTGGTGTGGGGGGTGCGGTTCCCCAGGGTGCGGGACAATGACGCCAGGGTGGTGGAAGGCGCATGGCAACGGTGGGTCATGTTCGGAATGCAGACCCAGTTTGTGGGAACGACCGGGTTCACCGGCAACCCCAACAATCAGGTGTACGCGGGAATCTACCGACACGGCAGTTCGGTGAAGTCCACCGGGGAGAAAGCGGTCGGCCAGTTCACCATGACGGAAAACCCGGCAGAGGCTGTCGCGAATGTCCAGGTGGATGGCGTCAGTGTGGAGCCGTGGCTCGAACAAATTAGCAGCGGAACTGTTTTTGAGTTGACGGAAGCCGCTGCGTGGATTAAGATGACACAGAGCCAGAAAGTCGAATAAGGACCCTGATGTTCCAGGGATTTCTGGCGGGAGGACAATGAATGGCGACGACGAATACGAACCTGCCTGCTTCGACCAACCCCTTCGTGAAGACGACGGGCGGCGGGTACGACTACGATGCGATCAACAAGCGGATTCAGGACTTGTCGGCCAGCCTCCGCCAGCCGATTGTAGGGCACATTCCTTCGGCCAAGGAGACGATGCAAATGGCCGACCCCAAGGGGAGTTATTCTGCCATCGGGAATACAAAAATTTACAATAAGGATCTTGTGTCTCCAACGCAGCAACAGGCATTGGCGGCGCGGGATAACTTATTGAAACAGAAAGAAGCGATGGAGAAGCAGGGGCAGGCCCAGGGAACGGCCCTGGAGCTTGCCGGGGCTTCGACGATCAACGCGATGCAGCAGGCGGATAATCTCGCTTTGAAGCTCAACTCCGGGTATTCTGCGGCCAGTCAGGCGTGGGATACGGCGGTCGGCAAGGCGGATGAATACGTGGCGTCGGCCAATAAGCGGATGGCCTTGGTCATGGATCGGCTGGATATGGCGATCCAGGATGTCGGGGCGAATCTGGATTTCGCCAAGACGCAGGCCCTCCAGAGTCAGGTGCAGGGCACGGTGTCCGAAATGGTGGGTGCGGAAAGGGACATTGTGTCCACGTATGGGCGGGGTTCGCCGGAGCACAGCCAGTTTCTTCAGAGCAAGTCGAGGAGCCTGCAACTGGCGATCTCGAACATTCATGCACAGTACGATACGCTCAAGGCCCAGATCGGCGTGGAATTGGCTCAGGGTCGTTCGTCCGCCGGGTTGTCCGCGAGCCAGCAGATCGGAACGGCGGAGCAGCAGCATGTGAATACTCTGGCTCTCGCGGCTCAGGCCAAAGCGGAGTATGCGTTCAAGGAAGCGGAGTTGGCCCTCCAGGTCGAGAACTTCAAGGCCCTCCAGATGGATAATCTGGTTTCCAGCATCGGGGGGATGAGCGTCCTGCGGTTGGACACTCTGCCTTTCCTGGAGTACATCGCAGAGATGAAGGCCGCAAATACGCCCGCCCCTAGTTTATCCATTATGGAGTATGGTGGAGGGGTGCCAACTCATTGGTCAAATACTACGACAACTTCACCATCTCAGACTTCTAACTCAAAAAGTTCACAACCTGCATCTTCGTCGCAGAGTAAGTAGCGAGGTAACTTATGCCGGTGCAAACACCACAAATTCAAACGAGTACGGGAATTAGCCAACAGTCCCAGCAGTTGATGGCCCAGAAAGGCGGGCAGCGGAGGCAGTTCGCCCAGGATCAGTTCCTTCAGGCCCGGCAGCTTCAGCAGCAGCAGAGGACCGATGCCAACAATATGCAGATGCAGCGGGAGCAGACGGCGGCTCAGCAGGCGATGCAGCGGCAGGAGTTGGATGCCATTGCTGCGGGCAAGGAGTTGGACCGCCAGTTGCAGCAGCGGCTCCAGCAGGCCCAGATTGCGGCGGAGCGGGAGAGCCAGCGGTTGGCTCAGGATTTCGAGCGGTGGAATACCAAGTATGGCGCCCAGCACGCCGCAGACCTGATGCGCATGGAGATCGAGGCTGCGAGGGAGCGGCAGCGGGAGGAGTTTCAGCAGCGTGACAAAGAGGCGGGAGCTTCGGAGAATCTCCAGTTGACCATGCAGGGCCGGGAGATCCAGGCCCAGAAGGAACTCCAGACTAATGCTCAACGGGCGGAGAAGGAGCGGTCGGACGATTACTACGCGGAGATGCGGGCCTTGCAGGACCGCCAGCACAAGCTGGAAACGAACTTCAAGAAGGCCGACATCGAAATGGCCAAGGCCCGGATCAAGACCACGATGGGCATGATGGGGCAGGCGATGCAGATGACGGACAAGAGCACCAAGCAGACTATCGCTGCCCTGCGGTCCCGCAACGAAGCGGAGCAGAAGGACGGATACCTTAAGGCGATTAAAGACGAAATGAAGAGCACTCTAGCCAATAATCCGTCTTTCACAATACCGAAAGGGGAAACCCCTAGCCGTGAACTCAAGGCCGCAGTAGACGCAGCTTTTGCCCCGGTATTGGCGTCGTCGGGGCTTTCCCTTGACAATTTAACGGGGTTAAGTGGGAGTGGGTATCACGGTCTATGCCGCGTGATTAAGGAGGGTAAGCTGTCGCGGGCCGATTTCGAGAAACTCCTACCGATGGTGGACGGCGCATTGGAGCAAATCCTCGAAGTGGAGAAACCTTCGGCGCGATTGATGTCTGAAAAGGAGTATTCCCTTTCTAGCCGTGAAGAAAAACGGCAGATTGATTTTGAAGGGGGTATTGGGGCAGTCAATGCCAAACGGGAAGCTGAGAACTCTCGTAAGTTTCTGGCGGAACGTGGCAAGGAGTACATGAGGCTCAAGAATTTTCGGGCTAGTATTCTGGCTACCGCCATGAGCCAGGACCCTGATGTTCAGAAGGTCGTGGGGGAAATCATCACCCAGTATCACGGTGGGCACCCCGGCCAGTTGATTAAACAGATGGACGATAGCGGCGGTTCGCTGGACGACCTGATGGGGTCCGTGTCGATTCCGGGTTTGTTCGATGTGTTGGACCAACTACAAGGGTCCCTGTAAGGAACATCAGGGTCCTTAGAAACAGAAGGAGGATCATATGGATATGTTGGCGTTTGCGGTTACGATTCCGTTGCTCTTGCAGTTGGCGTTCTTGGGGCTCATGGGGGCTCAGGCGGGTGGGTCGATCATGGGGTACTACAAGGATAAGAAGAATCTGCGACGGCAGATGGACCTGGATACGTATGTGAAGGGAGCTACGGAGACTGCGACCAGGGATATGGACCGCAAGAAACGGGAAGCCCTGATGCAGGCGCAGAAGGAACTGGGGACCCAGACCCGGAAGGATCGGGACTGGGAAACGGCCAACCAGATTCTGGGCGTGCAACTAGGGGCGCAGGACCAGCGGCTTCAGATGTTGATGGGAATGGTCCAGCAGGCCGGGGCTATCGCGGGGCAGCAGACGCAGACCAGCGGTGGCGGGGCTCTTCCAATGTCCATGTATCTTCAGCGGTAAGGGGTGATTGATGAACCAGAAAGAACTGATCGCGGCTTTGTCCAAAGCGACGGATCTAAGAACGGCAATGTCCCTGGGGGAGACTCTCAAGGAAATGATGGCCCGGAAGGGTCGCGGTCTCCGTGGGGATGACGCTGTGGGGAAGCTGTTGCAGACGGTCATGCAGACTACGGACGATGACGCCAGCCAAGTGAAGATTCTGGGGGAACTGCGGAAAGTCCTTGCGAAACAGAAGGGTAAAGGCGGATCGCAGGAAGTCCTCAAGGTGGTTTCGCGGGCCAGGAAAACCTTGGTGGAGTTCGCTGGGGTGAAGCGGGAATTGGGTGGGGTGAATGTACCGCCTACGTCTCCGGATGTGATTCCTACGGCCCTGGAAATTGAAGCAAGTAAGAATCAGATGCCTCCGTTTGAGTTGGAACCTGGGGTCCATCGGCAAGCCGCAGTGGATGCCGTCCGTAAGATGGGGCAGGTGGGGGCTCCGGCGACTGCGGGGCTGACGGCTGTAGTGAATGAAATGGCGTCGCAGGCGAAGAAGCCGCCGAGGATTACGTTGAGCCCGAATCTGGCGAAGGCGACGAAGATGCTGGGTGGGGTCAAGGGGATTGGGGCGATGGCGGCTCCGATGCTGCTCCAGGCGGTGTTGTCGTGGTATTTGAATCGGTCGTTGGGCCAGCAGCAGAGCGAATATGCCACGTCGCAGCAGTATGGTCAGATTCAACAGGCGTTGAATCCGTCGGCGATGGGGGGAAATCCCATGCTGGATGCCCAGTTACAGGCGACGCAGGCGGCTTTGTTTCAACGGCAGTTCGGCCAACCCATGAAAGTATCGAGTGAGGAGACCATCTAAATGGCAGTCCCGGTGAATCTGTACGACAGAGGCAGTCTATTCGGATCGAATCTGGTGCGGATGGATCTGGATGGAGCGACGGCGGCTTTGTTCTCTCCGATGGATTTGACCCCGGAAGAACTCAAGAGGCTGGGGGATAGACTGTCGAATAACGGGAAGCTGAACGAGAATCCTTTCATCAAGACGGCCAAGGAGTTGGCGACCAACCCGATTCTGTGGTTGGGGATTGTCATGGCGGCGGGTCCCTGGGGCAAGACCATGAACATTTCGCAACTGGGGGCTGCGATGTCCGAGGGGACGCAGTACATGCGGAAGGTGAACCCTTTCATCCGGGGGCTGCTCAGTCCGTTCACGGCGTTGCGGAGTTTGTGGCATACCGGGTTGATGGATAAGACGATGGACGTGGTGCAGACCATCGCGGAGTTTCAGGCGCGGCATGGGGATGACTGGCAGAACATCGTCAAAACGACCCAGCAGAAACTGGGGCGGGCGATTACGGAAAGAGAGCGTAGGCTGGTGGATGCCTACCTGAGGGGATTTCATACGGCGGAGGCCCCTCTTGCCAAACAGGTGGGGATCAAAGGGATTATGACTCCGGGGCTGGAAAAAGCGATGGTCCCGGAGGTTAAGGAAATGGCTGTCTCGATGCGGAGGCTGTTGGATACGGCGGGAAGTGAAGTACTCAAGGTGCCGAACTCCGACCAGATTATTGAGGAGTTGCTGGATAAGGGCGTGGAGTGGGTGGAGCATGGGTACGCCCCCCGGCATACGGCGAGGAAAGGGTTGGAGGCATGGTTGGGGGGAGGGACCAAGGCCGCAGCGAAGGAGTACGAGGGGATGCTCCGGGGGATGGGTCCGGCTTCCGGGATTGCTTCGTCGGCCAAGGTTCGACGGGGGTGGTCGCTACCGAACGAAGCGGACTTGAAGTTGATTGAGGATGTGTTCGACCCCCAGCAGTTCCAGAAGTTGGTGAAGTTCGGGGAGCATCGAACCGCACAGCTTCACGAACAAATCTCCATGTACGCAGAGACGGTGAAAATCCTGGAGGCGCAGGGGGCCAGCGACAAGACGTTCGATATGTACGCCAAAGGGCTCTCCCGTATTCTGGTCATTGGTGGATTGCCCAAAGAGACGGGCAAGATCATCATGGACAGCATGAGGTATCATACGAAGGTCGATCCGGGGTCCCTGCCCCATCTGGTGGACATGCTGGCGGAACGAATCAATCCGGCTCGATTTACGATGGACCCCTTCAAGTGGATGCCGAAGTATATCCGGTCGATGGGGCCGACGTATGCTTGGCTCTCGAAGGGCATGGGTAAGGAACTGGATTCGATCTTCGCCAAGACGGGTCCTCATGCGTTCAAGATCGAACGCTGGCAGCGGGACATGTACGAATTGAACCTGCGGCCTACGCTTCGGGGGATGCAAACCCCCAAAGAGTATGCCCGCCGGGTATGGTTCGATGATTCCAAGCTCAAGGTGCGGGAGTGGCTGCAATCCGGAAGTCCGGTTTCCAAGCAGATTCCGGGGTCGGTGCGGAAGTGGATTCTCGATGGCTTGGACGGCAAGATCAACGAGCAGTCTCTGGGGGGCCGATTGGCCTCCTTGTTGTATGTCTCCTCCCTGGGCCTGAACCTCAGCCCGGTCTCGAAGAACCTGTTTCAGAACTTCATCACGACCGCCAATTTCCTGGGGCCAGCGAATACCGCCAAAGGGCTGGGAACGGTGGCCGGGAAACTCAGCGGGCTGGCGGATGACATGACCGGGGGCATGGAGTTCAACAAGGCGTTCCAGAAGAACTTCGACGAATACTACAAGCAGTTCGGTTACGAGCACATGCTCAAGGCGATGGCGGCGGGGGACGTGGCGAAAGAAGCGGCCTCGGTGGGGTCAATGGCGAAGAGCGGATGGAACAAAATGACCTCCGTGATGATGGGTCCGTTCGCCGCCTCTGAGAAGCTCAACCGGCTTTGGGCGTTCTATGCAGCCCACGGAGCGGCCACCACGGAGGGGATGGCAACCGAGGCGGCGGGCAAGGTCGCCAGAAACCTGACGCTGCTGACGCAGTTCGGCGGCGGAGCGTTGGGTATCCCCAGTGCGATCCGCAGCGTTCCGGCCCTGGGGCGTCAGTTCATGCACTTCCCCTTGCGGTTTGGGGAATGGTTGTATGGGTCCCTGGCTTTCCATCCCGACCCCCGGAAGATTTCCACCGGAGTGTTGGGAAGAACGATGGCCGGGTCCGCCGGGCTCTACACCGTGTTCAAGAATCTGGTGGGGCTGGACGTGGGGCCTGCGATGGCCTTCAGTGCCCTTCCCTTCCCCGAATATGAGGAGAGCCCCTTCTACCCCTGGCCGCTGGTTCCCCCCGCCATAGGGCTTGCTGGGGACATCGTATCGAGCCTTTCCAAGGGCGATTACGAGGGCTTGCCGGGCAAAGCAGGGGCGATGTTGACTCCCGGCGGGCTGGCCCTGCGAAGAATGTGGCGGAACTGGCATCCCAAATACGCAGACTACAACGCCCAGAATCCCGACGGCACGATTCCCATGTACAACAAAGAGGGCTACCTTCTACGGAATGAAACCCCCTTCCAGCTTGCGTTGCGGGGGCTGGGGATCAATACAATGGATGCCTCCCAGGAGCAGGCTACGGTGAAGTGGATGCTGGCCCAGCGGGAGAAGATCCGGGAGTTCCGGCGGGCCTTCGTGCAGGCGGTGGCGGACGGCAACACTGAAAAGGCCAACGCGATTCAGGCCCAGTGGCAGAAGAAGTACCCGCAACTGGGGCCGATCCAGTTCAAGAAGTCGGACCTGACCGCCCTGCGGAATCGCCGGCAATTGACAAGAGCCCAGCGGATCATGGAGGGGTTCCCCCAAGAGTACCGCCCCTTCTTTGAAGAAGCGGTATCTCTGGGGGCGATGGGGCATATGGCTCAGTCAATCGACGAAGCCGGAAGCCCTGGGTTTGCGTTTTAAGGACCCTGATGTTCGGGGTCCTGTGGGGCGTCCTGGGCCTTTGGTGAAGACGGCGAACTGCTTGGCCTTCCACCAGCGGATGGGGAACCCCAGGTCCAGCGTGGCCCTGGCCGCAAGCTCCTTGATGGTGAACAGGGGCAGAACGTGCCAATTCCTGGCGAACCAAGCATGGATCTGCTGCTCCTGCTCACGAGAGTAAAGGGGCCGGGCACCCATTAGAGTTTCCTTTTGAAGAATAGCGGGGAGTCTTCGCACACGGCACTCGTGGGCTGTTCTTTGTCCCCGGTGAGCCGACAGACTTGATTCTCCGCGTCGTACTTTTCACACTGGGAACAGGTAATCGTATCCGTACTCATTTCTCCTCCTGAACATCAGGGTCCTTGATTCTCTCTTCAATCATCTGGTCGTGGGCGGTCATGCAGATGGTGTAATAGCGGGTGCACTTGCGGCACTTCATCACCTTCCTCTGGATGCCGAAAGCGGTGGTGCGGGTCTTGTTGACCAGGACCTGGGCGGAGCCGCAGTGTGGGCATTGCCACTTGGAGCCGCCTTCCGCTACGCCGCGATGGGTGCGGGCTGCGATGTAGGGGGCCAGTTTCTGGAAGACCTGTTCAAGCTCCAGTACGTCTTGGCGACAGTACCGAATCATTTCCTGGAGGGCGTTGTACTGGCCGTCGAGAACCCGTTTCCATAGGTCGAAATCGGTTTTGATTTTGCCCTGCCGTCCTACGTAACGGGAAATGTAGTCCAGTTTGTTGGAGTTCAGGTAGAGGCGGCGACGGGCTTCGGCCAGGGTGTCCAGGCTGCGGTAGTCCCAGTTGCAGGGGATACCGTGGAAAAGGCAACGGGTGCGAATCCAGGGCAGGTCGAAGTGGTTGCCGTTGTGGGCCACGATCTCGTCGGCTTCGTCGAGGATCGGGAGGATGGCTTTGAGGAGGGAGGCGTCGTCGCCGTCGTTCCACGTCCAGACGTTGACGCGGGATTGGTGTTCCCACTTCCAGCCCACCATGATGATGGCCCGCTCGGTGAGAATGTTCTCGTGGTCCAGGTAGACCTTGCCCCCAACGCGCCAGGAAAGGACAGTGTTCGGGCTCGTCTCGATGTCCAGGAACAGGCGTTTGAACAAGGGGGCTTTAGGCATGGGCATTCCTTTCCTCCAGCCATTTCTCGAAATCGGTGAAGCTCGTGAAGATTTGGGTGGCGTGGTAGACCAGCCAGGGGTGAGCCTCTTCCCCGTTGGTGACGATCAGGAAGACGGGCATTTCACAGTTGTGCGCCCAGGCGATTTCCATGATGGTGCCGTAGGACGTACTCCCGTCGATGACGCCAACCAGACCATCGCAACGATTGGTGAGGATGTCCAGATCGTTCTCGACAAGTTCGGCGGGGTTTACGTCATAGCGGTGTTTCTTCCCGGCGTCGATGGCTTCTACGTCGGTGCGGTCGGGAGCGTCGTAGAAGGGGTTGAAAAGATGGATGTCGAACTTGTTTTCGACTACCAGTTCCCAGGGCCGAATGGTGAAACGGGAAGCGAAGGGGTGGGCCAAATAGAGTCGCATCATTTGAAGTCTCCTCGGAGGTATTGCTCCAGGGCCATGCACAGACGGGCAGCGGCATGGGACAATTCCTCCAGCATGATTTCGGGGGATGAATCTGGATGGTTGCGTTCGGCGAGGAAGTTGAAGATGTGTTCCAGGCCGTGATCGAGATTGGAGAGGCAGGAAATCCGGTGCCAGTTGGGGGTGCCGTCTGCCTCGCGGGGATAGCGGGATGCCCCCAGGCCCATGACTTTGGCGACTTCGATGAAGGCCAGCGGGGGGATTTCCGTGGGGGTGCCGTGGATCTGGGATTGCTTTCCGCCGCGTTCGTTGGCGATAATGGGGGCGTCGGAGCCTGCGGGTTCGATGTTATCGAAGAGAGGTTTCATGGAGCCTCCGTGCTCGGAAAGGGTTATAGAGATAGTAGGTACGGGCGGGGGAGCGACCGAAGCATTGGTCGTATTCGGCGATGGCCGCTGCAAAGTCAGGAAGGCGGAGGTAGCAGCACTTCTTGTACTTCAGTCCGCTGTTGCAGGGGCAGTTCTGGGTGACTCCCAGGGGCCATTCGATGAACGCCAGTACGTGAAAAAACTCAGGAGGGTATACAACCGGCACAGCAGAGGCCGGGGGTTGGGACTCAGACATAACGATCTCCGTATCGGAATCAGGGGTTATACCGCTGATACGTCAAACCATTGACGCGGAAGCGAGGGGAACTCCAGAAGGAGCATTTCCCGCCGGATGCCTTTGAGCTTGTTGATGTTATGGAGGATAGCTTTGAGGGAAATGCGTTCGCCATTCCGAAGGTGGGGCTCTGCCACCGTGCAGGTGTTGGAGGGTACTTCAATCACCCAACCGGATTGTTGCGAACGTGGATTGGAATGACCATACCGGCAGGTTCCCAGCCAGATGGTGCGGCCAAAGGGTTTGATCTCCGGCACTTTGTCCGAGATATGGAAAAGGTTGTCGATGAACGAAGGCCGCTTGAGAGTGATGACAAGATGTTCGTGCATCCCCACAAACTGGGAGGAGTAAAAAGTATTCCGGGAGTTACAGGTAGCGGGAACTGGTTCCGGCATTTGATTCCTGTAGGGCACCCAGATTCTGAACCCTGAGAAACGACGAGTGCCCCCTTGACGACGGGGGCGCGTCCATCCTGTGACCGTGCAGTCAATCACACGGCTGGAGTACAGCTTGAACAGCTGTTCGATTTTCTGGACTGAGTTGTCAGGGATTGAAGCGACCATAAGGGGGCGGGGGGGAGAAGGCTCCCCCCCAAGGCACATAGGGAGTTTCTTGTCAGGCGGCGACGGTCGCTTCCGGAACCGTTCGTTCCACGACCCGCAGCACATTCTTGTTCTTGTTGACCCGGCCCGTCTTCTTGTTCGTGACGGTCTGGATGTCCACCAGCAGCAGCCAGCCAACGGTCTGGTCGATCAGAGTGTCGCCCTCGCGGGGATGCTCCGGAATCTTCCCGACGGTGTCCTTCAGGAAGTCCTTCATAAAGCCCAGCCACTTGGACGTGAAGTAGAACGGGAACCACTCGTGGCCGTGCAGTTCGGCGTTGTCCGGGCACTCGATGTATCCGTTGACCTTCCACCACAGGAAGTTGCCGCCGTTGTTCGACGATTCGCCCCGGTCGATGCTGGTCACTCGGAACAGGTATTGACCGTCGTCGGGGTCCCATTGGGACATGCACTTGGCCTCTTTCCATTCCTTGGAAAGGCCATCCAAAACTGCTGAAAATCGTGCTCTGTCGGTGCTCATGCGTGTTCTCCTTTCCCGCAGCCTTGCGGGAATCAATGTGAATGATATTAGTTGAAGAGACCCTGTCGGACCTTCTCTACAGCCGCGTTGTACTCTGTGACAAACTTGTCCCATCCGGTGTTGCCTTCCGCGAAGTCGGGCAGAAGGAACGACATGTCCAGGTTGGCGACGCCCCGGAGTTTTCCGGTGCCGGTGCCCAGCCCGATCTCCTGGACCTTGGCGTTGAACTGAATCCGTTTGGTTTCCCGCGTGCCGGTCTTGACCTTCTTGCCCCCGGTGATCGTGGCGAAGACATCCTCGAAGACGACCGTGGGTTCGATGACCGTGACGACATCGGCGTTACGGGTGACGAGACTTGTGAACATGTCAAACAACGCGGGCCTCACGACCGTGATTTCCTTGTTGTTGATTTCGATGTCCTTCTCTTTCAGATGCCCGACGACCGACCAGCCATACCCGGCTTTCTCCACCCGCTGGATCAGGTCCCAGACGGAGGAAGTCAGGATGCTGTACCCGGCCCCTTTCTGGCCCCAGTTGCGGATGTCGGTCCCCGACCACTTATCCCCGGAGTAATCCTGAGCCAGTTTCTTGGCCCACAACTCCGCCAGTTGGTCGATGGTGTCGAACACCACATGGTCGAACGGACGAGTCGCCATCTTGCCGTCCCGCTCCAGTTGAGCGATGACCTTCTCGATCAGGACCGGGTCCTTTGTCGAAATGCGGACGGCCTTCGTAAACTTGTCCGGGATGCCCCAGGCCCCGATCTCCGTGTCGATAATCAGCGTCCTGGGACGACCCGCCAGGAACGTACTCTTGCCGCCGTACCGGGGGCCGTAGACCGCCATACGAAGCTGCTCCGGGGCCAGGGGCTTGTACCCGGTTTCAGCACCCAGCAAGGCATACGCTGTCGGGATCTGCCCCACCGCCACTTCCGTCGCCTTCGTTACCATCGGAGCCGCCGCAACAGGAGGCTGGGAGGATAAGGGCTGGGGCTGCGAGTTCGTTGTTACCACTGTCATTCTTGTTCTCCTTATTTGCCTTTGTAACCAGTTCCCCTTGCTCGTTGATGTACACTTCCGGCGTTTCCTGCCGGTACTGATCCGCGATCACATGGCCCCAGGAGACGCACTCCCGTTGGCACAGGGGGTAGTATTCGCAGGTGGATTGGAAGTCGCTGCACGAAGTTCCCGTCACGTCCGGATAGAACTTCTCGGCCAACTCCGACAGACTCTTCCGGCAGTTTGCCTTTTGCCACATGGACACTTCCGCCAGGGCCAACTCAAAAGAGCGAGGCACGAGGGGTTCCACAAACGGCATCATAAAGCTGCGGATGGGCCTGCCCTCTTTATTCTCGGCGTACCATTCCTTGCATCGCTTCAGGTAGTTCTCAAACTTCGGCTCCCCGTCGTACACCTTCTCCGAAACGGTCTGGCCTTTACGGGGTCCGCGAGTCAGGACTTTCTCTTCCATGATCCAGTCCCGGTCCATCAACCCCATCCGAATGGTCGGGGCCTGGATCAAGTTGACGATGAATCCCTTCGGCAAAGCCTCTGGATCTATCGTCCTGCGTAGATAGGTCAAGAACAGCAGTCGATACATCCGCAGTTGGGGACCCCACAGATACCCTGCCAACTTCACATCAGGGTCCTTGGTCGTCGTCTTGAAGTCCTTGATCCAATAGGTCCCGTCGGTCTTCAGGCGGAGCCCTCGGTCCAGCGTGCCCGCCAGCCAGTACACCCCGGAATCCATTTCAAAGAAGTCCGCAATGTACTCCTCACTACAGAGCGTCTCCAGATTCGAGTTCTCCGGGTACTGCTCATGGAACACGGAAGCCATCATCACCGCCGTGTTGAAGTTCTTCTCCGTCGCCTGGATTGCCTGGAGCGACTGGCCCAGCAGGTCTTCACCCTTCTCCACCGCAGCGATATGCTCGGCCACGGTTTCCATCGCCCATTGCCGTACCGAGTTTTCGTTCCCCGGCCCGACTTCCAGGAGCTTGTGAACGATCTGCCCCAGTTGAGCCGCTTCTTTGACGGGGGCTTTCTTCTGCACCAGACCCAGCCGATACCGGAAGAACCCTTTCCGGGGGCACTTCTTCCACAGGATCAGGCTGCTCTGATGGATCGGTTGAATGAATGTCTCCAGGCCCAGTTCTTCAATCATCGCCCCTGCCCTTCCATAGTGGGATTGACATGTTCGCCCAGCAACGCCCCGAACATCCGCACCATATGGGCGATGTTCGCCTGCCCCGGAGCCATGTAATGCAGCACCCGGCACAGAACTTCCGCACCCTTCACCACGTCCTTCCTCCCGAACGCCTCCAACATCTTGTCTTGCAGGTTCTTCATCACGGCATCGGTTTTGGAGGAAGGTCCATAGTTGTCACTATCTATGGGCACTTTTACACAGCTTGATTCCGAAGGACCCTGATGTTCCTGGGTGGGAACGGCCTGGGGTTGCTCCTGGATTGCCTGTTTTTCCCGGCAGGCATTCAGCAGGAGGCGGTACAGGTGAGGGTCCTCGACGCAGAGGATGTCCGCATTGGACCGAAGCTCGATGGGGATTTCGGTCACAATGATGGGGTCGTTGTACTTGGGCGGGATGTCTCGGTTGAACTTCGTTGACATAGTATCTCCTGTATGTGCTAGTATGAAGGTTCGTTGCACGCTTCGAGGTTGACTGGGGGGTGGCACTGGACGCACCAGACCACCCCCCGAACATCAGGGTCCTTAGTTTATGCGATCAGGGTGCCGGTCTGGGAGGCTGCGACCATTGCGAGGTCCCTCTTCTGCACCTTGATAATGGTATCCTTTCGGCGGTTATCCACCATTGCTCCTACCCCCAACACCCCCGCCAGCAGGCCCATGATTCCTGTGGGGTTGAGGGTCCCTGTCTCGGCGACGACCTTGCCCATTTCCAGAAGGGTCTTCTTGAAGGCATCCTGTTTGTCCAGGTCGGCCTGCTTGAGGTCGTACTTCTTGGCGGTGGCGTCGGCGGTCTGTTGAAGCTCGGCGAGGAACAGATCAAATTCAACGTTCAGTTCTTCGCGGGTGACTCGGGTGGAAGGGTCGGTGAGAGAAGCGACTCGTGACTCACAACCCACAACGAAATACGTCAGGACTACGGTGACGACGACTGCTGTGATGAACGCGGCGTTGTGTCGAACCGCAGCCCACATGTTGGTTACGGCGGAAGGCACATTGTTGGTTTCGTCTCTCATATTCATGCACCACTATAGACTTTTGAGGCCGGTTTGTCCAAGACAATTTCCGAATTTTCTCTCTTTTTTTTATGGATACTAGGAGTCCCCCTTAGAGGCATAGTGCTTCTGAAGGGCATGAGCCAGGAGAAGGTGGAGGATATTGATACCCACATACCTACGGTCAGAGGTACGGGGGACCCATAGGAGGGAGAACCCATACTGGGAGGAGGCAAGGTATAGCCGATGGAGTAGGTCATCGGGGGAGGGAACATCAGGGTCCTTGAAGAACTCCGAGGGGGACATTTCGACCAGCAGGACAGGGTGGTCGGCGTTGTCCCGCAGGCGGGCGAAGGCGCGGCCGCAGCGGAGAAGGTCGGTGGAGTCGAAAAGGTTCTTGGTCAATTCCATCTTGGACGCCTTGCGCTCCACAACGCAGCAGGTCGGTGCCCACTGGAGCCGGTAATCCCCATAGGGCATGGTCTTTCGCACGACTTTAACCGGCAACGCAATTCGCTTCCAATCGGTCCACTGGTTGCAGACCAAGAGCGTCGCGGGGAAAGGAATGGGATACTGTTCCCGCGTGTCTACCTCGACAATCAATTCGGAAATCGGTAACGCCATTGGAATTAAGGACCCTGATGTTCAACGAGAGGTTGAGGGGCGGGGCGGCGTTCGAGTACGTCGTCGATCCCCTGCATCAGGGTGTAAAGACCACCCACCCCGGCGATGTATACGGGGTGGGCATTGATGTACGCGAGGATAATCAGCGTAACCAGGGTGACGCTGAGCTTCCTCCCCGTCAACTTGTAGAGGGCCTCAAGAACTTTTGCCAGATCCATCACTTGCCTCCTTGGAACATCAGGGTCCTTAGAACGAACTGCCGGGGGGCAGCAGGTAGCCGATCAAAGCGACTTCATCGCCCACGTCGGGAATGAAGGGGAGCGGAGATTGGAGGGTTGCGGTGCGGCCTGCCGTGTAGCTGGTAATGAGGCCCAGGGCACTGAGGCCGGTGGTGGTGTCGGTGACGCGAATGACATTGTTTTTGTAGGCGTTGACGACGGCCAGCCCGGCGGTCAGGGTAAAGGAACGGGAAGTAAAGACGGCGGAGATCGTGGTCGATAGATGACCTTGAAGGCCGCTTTGGATTGCGGCGATGGACTCGGCGGAAACGGTGACTTCGCCTTCGACGGTTGCAGAGACGTTGCCCATTGCGGTTGCCGTGAATTCATAACCGGATTCTCCATCGGATTGCAGAGTGGTATCCAATTTGTCGGCGAGAGCTTTGATGGCAATGATGTCCGTGTTCTCGGAAAGGACGGTGTCCACCGCGGCGGCGGCGACGGCATCGCTGAAGATGTCCGTGACGGAAATTTTGGTCCCGTCAAAGGCAAGTTCCAGCGTGTCGGCAGCGTTGGGGTCCCCGCTAACCTGCACGAGGTTGACATTGGCAAGGTTGTTGGCGATCCCCAGGGTGTTGAAAGCGGGGGGTACGGTGTTGTAGACGGCGGGTTTACCAATGACGACAATGTTGGAAGTGGAACTCGTGGACACAATGGTCAAGTTATTGCCGTTGGTTTCCGCCTGAGCGATGTCGAACTGGTAGTACCCGGAACCTAGTTCCGTGGGGTTGGTGTCGTCGATTTCATTGGGCGTGCCGTCCACGTAGATGGTTCCGGTGATCGTAGCGGCTCCGCTGGTATAAGGGGCGTTGGTTGTCGTGTTGAACGCGAAGACCGTCCACTTCTGGCTGGCCACATTCTTCTGCATTGCCATCGCAGGCGTGCAGGAAAGAAAGATGCACACACACAACAGGGTGATGATGAATCGTTTCATGGGAACCTCCTTCAATTTTCTAGGTAGTACGATGCAATAACGGAGCCGGACACATATTCATCGGCACCCACATCCCAGGAACCCCCCTGTGGACGCGAGTTGCCGTCGATGTCGATGGAAATGTAGGACGACGCATTCGTAGATCCTACGCCAATCAGACCGCTGCCAGAAACCAGATGCAGGTTTTCACTATCCTTGGTGACGTTTACAAAACAATTGGTGTCAAACGCCACTTGCGACGTGGACTGGTTTCCATCGGCGGAATAGCAGTTAGTCAGAGTGAGCGTGCCCGCCTTTGCCCAATCGGACGATTCGTTACCACCGGCATAACAGTTGATCGCAGTAAGAGTGCAGCCGATAGCGGCGTAGAAACCATACGTCTTGTTGTTGACGGATGTGCAGTTGACAATGGTCACGCCTGATGTATAAGAATTGGTCTGGAATCCAGGGCCATTACCGCTGCCGTAGAAAAGGCAGTTGTAGGCACTACTTCCCCCGGCTACAAAAGCCCCATAGTTATACCCGCCGCGAATGATGCACTCTCGCAAGTAAACGCGCGCGCCGGTGTTTACCACTCTGGAGCCTGTCCCGCTGGTATTGTGAAGCTGCATACCCTCAAGAATGGTATAGGCGGGAAGAGAGTCCACGAGTTCGTCGTTACCCACACTGGCGACGAGACGGTATTTGCTCGTGGACCAGACACCTGCATGACGGTCTTCGGAATCGACCTTGATCCACAGATAGTATGAAGCATCGGTTGTATACCCGGAAGTCACCAACCTCGTCGTATCGGCGTTGGTGGACCCTCGGACGTTGATCCGAACGATCTTCTGGGCCGTGACAAGGTCAGCGGCTTTGGCGTCCACAGCGGCGTCCACGCTGGAATAGGCATTGGCCCAGGACTCGCCATTCCCCGCACCGCCGGATACGTCCGTGTCTACATACCAGTCTTCGTAGGTTTGGGCGTTGGCGGCGGCAGAGAACAGGGCCAGAAACAGCAGGATGAAAAGCAGGATTCGTTTCAT